TCATATATAAAACATGCACTAAAGATTTCAATTGAAAAATACTTTGGTCAAAAGCGGCGTGTGTTATTTCAAAAGTTCTGCCTTCTATCAAACCATTATCTTCTTGATAAAAATGAACAACAATCGCATCTTCTGGACTTGGCTGGTCAGTTTTGGAAACATCTCTATACCATACAGCTTGTGGAATATGAACCACTATGTTATCCGATGCTACCATACCAAACATTGAATATAAAGTGGGAATTTCACCAACTTCATAAAGTATTTTTGTCTTTTTACCTTCAAAATATCCTTTAGTTGGATATTCACCATATAGTTGATCCGGAACAACAGATGAATCTCGCATGTAATAAGTACATTCAATTCCAGCAATATCAGTAAATTCTGTAGCCAAAGACTCTGCAAGATGATATTCTGGATTATCTTTTATATCATAAAGATTCCAAGTTGGCTTATTAGGGCCTATAAGTGGATTTCTCAATTTTACAGCCATCAATACTCCTTATGAACTACCCAATTTCTATTGTGCCCCCTTCATATGTTTCCTCATTCCGTAAAGTTACTTCAAGTTTTTCTAGTTCAGTTGTTCCTTCTTGTATCAAACCATCACCATCCAAAGAAAGGCCAACATTTGATCCTACAGCATTGAAGTTTGCAAATTTTGTTCTTATTCTACCAAGGGATATTTTACATAACGCCAATGCATAATCGTGAACCCACAAAGAGTCGTATAAATTTTCATCGGTGCCTTCTGTAACAGAACATCTCAATAATATAATGCCTGGAGAGTCCACTGTTACATATGTTCCACTTGAAGCAACATACATTGATAAAGATCCGCCTGTTGGAGGCATTGGTGTTATTTCTAAAGTGTTTGTATATCTATGATAAATGTAATCATATTCTGAAACAACATATCTTTTTACAGTTTCCAAAAAATCTCTTGCAATATGATATGAAACAAGAGAATAACCATCTGCCAACCCACGCATCAGCATCTGGTCATACATTCCTTGAGCATAAAAATAATTGGTAATTGAAAACAGCTGGTGAACAGATCCCATTCCTGATATGTCATATGATAAAACATCCAGAACATATCCTGCAAGTGGATATAAATTTACACCACCATATAAAATCATTGTGTAATATCTATCCGTAGTTGCTTGCCCTATTGCCCATCTAATAAATTTTTGTCTTGCATAGTCTATATTATCTTCTATTTGAAATCGATCCAGCTCAACTTTGACTACAGGAGCACCTAATCTTCTCAAAATTTTAGTTGCTAGTTCATCTTTAGTCATAAAAATACTCCATGTTTTTTTATTTCATAGAGTATTTATAAATTTTTTGATTAGTCATATAATATTCCATCTGAAATGTTTACCATAAAATCATCAGGCCCATCCATATATATTGACCATACATCATCTTTTTCTATGTCAGGATGAATTTCTGGCTGTAATTTTATAACATCTTCTATAATGTTCAATTTTGCAAACCAACAAGCCCAATATAAAGCTGAAACAGCATCATCCGGCATATTATCTTTACCACATAGTCTTCCACCTTTTTCAATAAAAGTAGCTAATTGTTCAATTGTATTTTTATCACTTAAATGAAGTTTTTCATCTTCAATCAATTTTTTCATAAGCAATACAATTTTTGGTTTATTTTTCATTGTTGCCCGGACACCAGGCTCTTGAAGATTTCTACTATTTTTATCATTTATAAGATTTTCATATTCAAGATCCCACCATAATCTATTGACAACAGGAGATCCTTCACCATTATTTTCACATATTATATAAGCAAAATTATAGTATACACCTAACTTGTAAAGAAAATCTGCTTGTAGGTAAACATTTGTATTAGCGTCCAAAAAAGATGCGACTTGTGTATATTCTAAAGGATCTAAACAATCAATTTTCAATACTTGACTACAGCAAGCATTTTGTCCTGTTCCCTTGGCGGGATCGTGTCCAATAACATACATTTTACCTTCTATTGGTTTTTCATATATTCTCAAAGATTCTTTCATTTCAATTTTTATGGGATCTTTTATATCATAAAATAATTTTTCTAACGCTTCTTTACTAATAACAGTATTGATAGAACCTAAAAATTCAATATTTTGTTCTTGTCGAAATAATGTATCACCAAGATTTTTTCTTTGTATTCTTGCCCAATTTTCATCTCTACCGGGTACACATTTCCAATTGTATTCAAGAGCCACAAAAGTATTTTCACCTCTTTTAGCTTGTGAAAATATATTGTGAAAAAGGTCAAAAGGTCCATTGGGTGTTTGATGTCCTATAACCCCATTATATACAACAGAATGACACCAATCGTCATTTTTATCTTCTGGTAATGAAAAATCATATACTGTATTTTCACTATTTTTTATTGATTTTATTTTTTCCCATTTTATGTTTTCATCAACATTATCATCAAAAAATTTATCGCATTTATGATAATTTACACTATGCAAAACATCTTTTATTTTCAATAATAAATCAGTAGATAAATTTACAACATTTTTGTTTCTGTTAATTTTTATATTTGAATTCTTTTCTACCAATTTTATAGCATCCTTACCAACATATAATAACGAACAAGGAACAGAATTACTTTTTGCAAATTTTTCTACTGTTGGTAAATATTTTCTTTTTGCTTGTTTCCTCTCAAATCTAAATCCAATAATATCATAAAATTTTCTTGAATTATTTTTTGAACAAGATAGTCTATATTGAGTAGAATTTGACTTTACCTTACCTTTACTATTTTCAACTGTTAATGTTGCAATGTAATAGTCTGTTAATATTCCAAAATTTAATAAAAGTGCTCTGATTTGACCAATAAGTTTTTTTGAAGATAGCCCAATACCTACTAATCCCTTATCTTTTCGAGAATATCCATCACCATCAAAAATTCCTTGTAACATAGCAATTATATTTTCTCTTGACATTTCCATAAGTCTTTCTGGTATTACTTTATTTTTTGCTTTTTTTGTAATATCAAATCCAACAAATTTTAATAATTCAACCAAAGCAATAGAATTTATAGCATAATGAAGATTATCACAAGTATAATATTTTAATTTTAATTTATCCAATATAACTGATATATCGTCACCACATGTTATAATAACAGAATGTTTTCTAGCATATCCCTTTGATATATACAAACCAAACAAATAAGCCCAATTTTCATCAATCATATCAATGTTTAATTTTTTTGATTCTTGTAGTTGTCTATCAACAAAAAAATTACCCCATTTGCTTTTCAAGGGCATTGTATTAAAAGTATAATTTATAGTATCATTATTTCCCCACAAATCTATACTATATCTTATAGAAATATAATCATTTGTTGTTAAATCAGATGCTTTTACCCATCCAAATTTACCATTTTTACATGCCCAAATTTTATGATTATTACTAGCTTCAAGAATTGCTGATGTTGTTTCTATAATTTTTGTTTCGGTAAACCCACTATTTACTATTAAATTTCCTGTGTATATCTTGTTCTTACCAAAAACATTATAAGAATCTATTTTTTGACAATTTACATCATTACCAGAATAAAAAGATTTTATTTCTTTTGGCCCGTTATTAGTAAAGACAAAAGTATCACCAGCAACACAACTAATCAGTACTATTTTTCCTTCTTCCGATTTTGAAATAGCTGGATAGTTAGCGGACCAAAAGGACTCCTGAATATTCTTTGGAACGTGAGCGAACTCATCACATATAAGCAAATTTAGTGTTCTACCTCTGAAAGCATCTTGTGAAGTTGCAGATACTAAAATTCTTGTTCCATTGTCAAATTCAATACCCAATTTCTGATATTCTCTAACTCCGGGTTTCAGCCAAACTGGCAACTCTTCATACATTATTTTGAATCGATTCAGAATATCAACAGCTGATGATTGTTTGTTAGATACAATACCTATGGTTTTATCTGGATGAAACATTGCATACCACAAGGCATAAACAGAAACTGTTGTTGTTTTACCTGTTTGTCTACTTATATTCAAAACAATAAATTGTTTTTCTGCTATTGTTTTGAATATTTCTTTCTGAAATGGATAAGGTTCAAATTCAATCCTTCCCTCGTCAGGATGCACTATTTTTACGTAAGTCAAAAAGTGCCAAAATTCTTTTGAACACTTATCTAATTCTTTTATATGTTCTGGTGTATATTCAAAAACATCATTTTGTTTTTTTACAAATTCATTATGAAGAATAGGCAAAGCAAATCACCCCAAATAAAAATCCATAAATAATCAATAGTATTTATGGATTTTTATATCTTTATTTTTTGGATATTTTGACTATTTATTTTTGTACCATTCAATTGTTTTCTTCAATCCATCTTCAAGAGATGTTTTTGCCTCAAAACCAAATTGTTCTTTTGCTCTTGTTGTATCCAATTGTCGCAAAGGTTGACCATCCGGTTTAGATGTATCCCAAATAATCTTACCTTCATATTCCATCAATTTAGCAATAAGAGTTACCAAATCCTTTATAGAGGTTGTCTTTCCTGTTCCAATATTTACAGGTTCGCTACTATTATATTTTTCCATTGCTAAAATAATTGCATCTGCACAATCTTCAACATATAAAAATTCTCTGAATGCATTTCCTGTTCCCCAACACACAACTTCTTCTTTGTTATTTTCTTTTGCTTCATAAAACTTTTTTATCAGTGCTGGTATAACGTGGGAATCATCTGGATCAAATGAATCAAAAGGTCCATACATATTTACTGGAATCAAGTACAACGCATTGAAATTATATTGTTTTCTATATGCTTGTGCTTGAACTAATGCCATTTTTTTGGCAAGCCCATAATAACTGTTTATTTCGTCTGGATACCCCAACCATATATCATCTTCTTTGAACGGAGTCGGTGTGATTTTTGGATATGCGCAAACTGTTCCAATTGAAATATATTTTTTCACATTATAAAAATAAGAGTATTGCATCATCATTGTTCCCATCATAATGTTATCATAAAACAATTCAGCCGGTCTTCTCATATTCAATCCAATACCGCCACCGTGAGCAGCAAGATGAATTATAGCATCTATATGTTCCAAACCAAATTGATAGGCTTCTGGTAAAATCGACAAATATTCAGAAAACATTCTTCTAACATCCAATTCAATTCGTAAGTCATATTTTTTATGATCCGGTATGAATATATTATGACCAGAAGCAATCAATTTACTAACAACTTGCTTTCCTAAAAACCCCTTACCACCAGTAACAACTATGTTCATTTCATTTTACTCCTTCATTGATTATATCACAAATTCTCAAAATGTCATCTTCTTTTAGTAATGGATGGTTTGGAACATATAAACCGTATTTGTGTATTCTATCAGCATTTGGAGTTTCCGTATCTTTTTTATATTTCCATTCCTTATAAAATGGTTGTTGATTGATAGACCCACATATGATCGGCCGGCATTCTATGTTATTTTTCGTAAGTGATTCGATAATTCTATCTCTATTTTCGACTAAAAGTGGGTAAGCAAAATTCACACAATTTTTATCAAATTTAGGTTTCCATTTTACATTGGTGAGATTGGAATCATATAGTTCATAATTTTTGGTTCTTTTTTCTATAATATTATCAATTTTTTCCAATTGTTTCAAACCAAGAAATGATTGAATTTCCATTGGTCGGATGTTGAATGCAGGATAATAAAAATTATAAAATTCTTGAAATTTAGAAACATCATATTTTTCTCTATAATTTCTTTGAGT